AAATGACCCTCTACCAGGTGCAACCATTATCGTTCAAGGAACGGCGGATGGAACTGTAACTGGATTTGATGGTACATTTAGTATCGATGTTGAAGAAGGAACAATTCTTATTGTTTCTTATTTGGGTTACGAAACCGCTGAAATTTCAGCTGGTATTGATGAAATTATTGGACTTGTTCCAGACTTGAATCAACTGGGTGAAGTAGTAGTAACTTCTGGTGTAATTGATATTGCAAAGGTAAGAACAACTCCGGTTGCTGTATCTACAATATCACCATCAGAAATTGCTCTAAAAGTAGGTAACCAAGAATTTCCTGAAATCATGAACAAAACTCCAGGAGTTTACGCTACCAAACAAGGTGGTGGTTATGGTGATTCAAGAATCTCTTTAAGAGGTTTCGACCAAAGAAACACATCTTTCCTTATCAATGGGCAACCTGTAAATGATATGGAAAATGGATGGGTTTATTGGAGTAACTGGCAAGGTTTAACAGATGTTGCAAGTGGTATCCAATTACAAAGAGGCCTTGGTGCTTCAAGATTAGCAGTTCCTTCAGTTGGTGGAACTGTTTCTATTTTTACAAAGGCTGCAGAAGCTAAAAAAGGTTCATCTTTCCAACAATCAGTTGGTAACGATGGTTACTTTAAAACTACTGCATCTGTATCCACAGGATTAAGTGATAATGGATGGGCAACATCTGTATTACTTTCTAAGTGGCAAGGAGATGGGTATATCTATAATACAAAAGGAGAAGGTTACACTTACTTCTTTGCGTTAGGATATGCACCTGAAGATTCAGACCATTCTGTTAACTTTTCTTTCTTAGGTGCTGGACAATGGCATCACCAAAGAGATGTTTGGGTTTCTATTAGAGATTACCAAAACTTTGGTTCAGAAGGAATTGATAGAAGATGGAACTCCAATGGTGGTGTATTAAATGGTGAAGAATTCTCAATGAGAAGAAACTTCTATAACAAACCATTAGCAACATTGAATTGGGATTGGGATATTTCTGATAACCTTAAACTAGCTACATCATTATATGGTTCAGCAGGTAGAGGTGGAGGAACAGGACCAAGAGGTAGAAATTACTACAACTCGGAAACTGATATCTTACCTTTCAGAAAAGACCTTACAGAACACTACTTAGAAAATGGTAGAGGTTCAAGAACACCAGAAGGATTCATTGATTTTGATGCAGTTGTTGCATTTAACCAATCAAACACAGACCCATATAGTGGTGGTTTACCATTCGCTGGTCAGTTAATTGGTTCTAATGGATTCAATGATGATGGTGTTAACAGAAGTGCACTTGTAAGAAGAGCATCTATGAACTCTCATGACTGGGTTGGAGCAATCTCTAACTTAGAATATGAAAGTGGTGATTGGAAATACTCAATAGGAGTAGATTTAAGAAACTACACAGGTTATCATTATAGAACTATAAATAACCTAATGGGATTAGATGGATATTACTCAACAGGTAATAAAAATTCTGCTGGTCAGATTATCAACACTACAATCGAAGCTTCTCCGTTCAATGATACAGGTATCAGAGGACCGAAGATAGATTATTATAATGTTGGTAAAGTTGGATGGCAAGGATTAAATGGTTTAGTTGAATATAACAACGAAACTATCTCAGCTGTTTTACAAGTAGGTGGTTCTAATCAATCTTTCCAAAGAATTGATTACTTCGACCAACCAGGTAATCCTGAATCAGATACTAAGAATGTAGATGGTGGATACATCAAAGGTGGTGCAAACTACAATATTGATGAGAAACAAAACGTATTCTTTAATGCTGGTGTAATTTCAAGACAACCACAATTCGGTGCTGTATTCCCTAACTATGGAAATGCAATCAACGAAAATTTACAAAACGAAGAAATTAAATCATTCGAATTAGGATATGGTTTCATTGGTAGTAACTTTAAAGTTAATGTTAATGCATATTCTACTGTATGGGGTAATAGATTCGTTCAAAGAAGTTTATCTAACCAACAAGGTGTAGATGGTTCAGCTCAATTTAAAGATATCGATGTATCACACAAAGGTATTGAAATTGAAACTTCTTATAACCCAACAGATAAGTTGAGATTAAAAGGTATGTTATCAATCGGTGATTGGAAATATACTAAAGATTTCGATGCAGAATTATTTGATGATAATCAACAATCAATCGGTACAGGTACATTATACCTAAAAGATGCTAAAGTAGGAGATGCGGCTCAGTTCACATCTTATGTTGAAGCAGATTACCAAATTGGTAGTAAACTAAGAGTTGATTTAGGATACAGATTTGTTGATGGATTATACGCTGATTACTCAATCACAGATTCAGAGTTTACTCAACCTGGTAACAAGGGAGCTTTAAAATTACCATCTTATGGATTGGCTGATTTAGGAGCAACTTACAGATTTGAGATACTTGGAAGTGATGCTTCGTTTAGAGTTAATGTAAACAACTTGTTCGATACTTACTATATTGCAGAATCAAACACTAATATCCACGCTGGAGATGCTTCAGAAACATGGAATGGTGTAGATACTAGAAACTCAGTATGGTTTGGATTTGGACGTACGTTCAATACTTCTCTAAAAGTAAGATTCTAAAAACTTATAAAATAAAGGGGGGTGTTTAACTCCCCTTTTTTTATTATGATATGATTTTCAATTATAAAAAAGATTTAAATTATTTAAATACCTCATCAATCTATAAAGTAAACCCAAATAGAATTGATGAAACACTCAGTCCATATCTAAATAAGATAGTAGATAAAACAACTCTTACAACTACTGATGAGATTTTTACTCAAAGAATTGAATTTCAAAAATTACAAAGCTTTTGTTTACAAAAGAAAAAAGAAGGAATAGAAGTAAGAATTTTAATTTCTTCTTTAAAAGAAGTTGAAAATGGATTTAATCCAATAATTAACTTTTTATGTTGGAATGATGCAAAACATAATACTGATAAAAACGGAGAAACAGAATTACATTTTGATATAAAAAACTTTATAGATTTTAAACCTAAAACAAATAAATTTATATTATCGTGGAGAAAATCAAGTCCTTTGAGAGACTCCATAACAAATAACTTAGTAAAAAATGAATCGGAGATAATTAGGTATCATGGTATTACACCTGAAGAATTAATGAACTCTGTACCAGATAAACAAACTTATTTATCTTGGAAAGAATTGATAGAAGAATACAAATCTTCTTTAATTTCATTTATTATTGAAACTGAATATTGGATTGGACATCCTCAAGTTATTTGTAATGAAGTAATTCCATTTACTGAAAAAATAATGATACCATTCTTAACTAAATCACTCCCTATTGTATTTGCAAAAGAAAATTATAATGAATACTTAAATAATATGGGATTTTTTACGTTAAATAAAGAATATGAAATAAATGGTACAGATGTAATTGAATATAACAAATGTATCGAAAAAATTCAATCATTATCATTTAATGATGTTAAAAAAATATACGATAACTACCAAAAAGAAATAGAAAATAATTATAAATTAATAATAGATATAATAAAATATCCAAAATTAAAAATAAAAAATTAATGAGTAAGTTAGTAAACCTCTTCGGTGGACCAGGTATTGGTAAATCTTCAATAGCAAATGGAATCACCTACAAACTCAAAAAGAAACATATAAGTTGTAACAATCCCTATGAATTCCCAAAGAAATTAGCTTGGGACCACAATATACCAGCGATATCAGACCAACTTTATGTATTTGCAAACCAACATAGAGGAATAGCAGAGTGTTATGGTAAAGTAGATTATATAGTAATTGATTCACCAATTATGTTTTCTACAATTTATCATAGATATTACACAAAAGGATATCCTGCTGAATTTTATGGAGAACCTTTCCATAATTTAGTTATTGATTTACATAAAAAATATGATAGTATTAATATCTTATTAGAACGAGGTGAAACAATACACAATGATGATGAACGATTCCAAGATTATCAGCAATCACTAGAAATTGATAAATTGTGTAAAAAAATATTAGAAGAAAACAAAATTCCTTACCATACAATAAAAGTTGATGGTAAATCAGTAAAAAAAATTATAAAATTACTTGATGTTAAATAGTAAACAAAAATATCAATATGAGTTTCTAAGAAATAATCCTATATTAAGAAATGCAGGGCCTTGGGAAGATGATATATACAGGTATAATTACAAATTTGCCTTTGAGCATTTTGATAAGTTTACTATATTATGTCCTCAAGAGGTTTTTTCTAAAATAGATTACTTAAATAAGTTACAAGATGTAATTAGAAGTTATCCTGAAAAAGAAATATACATATCATGTAGTACTACATCAAATTTTGAATTTTCACTAGACCCTTTAATAAACATTATGTTTTGGAGAGATGTATATAGTAGAAATAAAATAGCTTGGGAAAGTGGTGATATACCTATTTTTGATGAAGAGTATTATAAAAATATAAATAAAACAAATAAGTTTTTATTTACATCAAGAAAACAAAGAAAGATACGAGATTATGTTTTTTCAAAATTAGATACAATATCCAATAATGATTATACATACTTTGATGGTATTGTAAGATATGCTAAATGGCCAGAACAAGGTTGGGAAGATAAAAACTGGGAAAATAAAAACAAAGATAAGTTTCCAACTTTAGTTGAAGTAATAGATGAACATAAAAAAAGTTATATAACATTTGTATTGGAAACTGATGCGAGTTCTTGTATGACACAAATTAGTGAAAAATCATTTTTACCTTTTCTTACAAAATCATTACCAATCATATGTAGCACGAGAGAATTAAATAAAGAAATAAAAGAAATGGGATTTTATACATTTAATGATATGTTTGGTTTTGATGATTCAATGTATGAAACAGAAAATCTTGATAATTTTACTAAAACAATAAATTTGGTAAATCAAATGAAAATAAGTAAAATTGAGAAATTTTATAATGATAACATAGACAAGATAGAACACAATTATAATTTAATAACGTATTTATTGTGGGGAAAACCTATCGTAGAACATAAAGTAGATAAATTTAACAAAAAAGACTTGGATATATGAAAATAATTTCGTATATTTGTATAACAAATAAAAATAGATAAAATGGCAAACTTACAAGAAATCGCAAAAAAGTTCAGAGTATCAGATAATTTTCTGAACTCAAAAGAAGATGCTCTATTAATAGTAGCATCATCATTACAAGATATCATTGGTGAATTAAACCGAAATGATAAACGAGGTATTGATGAGAACGGAAAACAATCCATTATCACTAAATTAGAAAAATTAATTGATTTTAGTAAAGAAGTAAAAAACTCCTCATTCTAAAATGGCATTTTTCGAGGATAATAACACAACCAAGAAGGTAAACAACTCTCTATGGGTAGAGAAGTACAGACCATCTAAACTAACAGAATATGTTGGTAATGAACATTTAAAGGATAAGGTAAAGGATTATCTTGAAAGTGGAGAAATCCCTCATCTTTTATTCTTCGGTAAAGCTGGTACAGGTAAAACAACCTTGGCAAAGTTAATTGTAAATTCAATTGATTGTGACCATATAATCATAAATGCATCTGATGAAAATAATGTAGATACAGTTAGAAACAAAGTAAAAGGTTTTGCTTCAACTGTTGGTTTCAAAGATATGAAAATAATCATACTTGATGAGTTTGATTATATGACACCAAATGCACAAGCAATCCTAAGAAACTTAATGGAAACGTTCTCAAGACATTGTAGATTCATTCTAACTTGTAACTATGTTGAGAAAGTAATCTCACCAATTAGAAGTAGAACACAAGAGTTTCAGATTGTACCTCCAACTAAAAAAGATGTTGCAGTACAAATCTCTCAGATTTTGGGTAAAGAAGGTGTAGGTTTTCAACCAAAAGACCTTGTACCTATCATTGATAGTTCATATCCTGATATTAGAAAGATTATCAATACTTGTCAGTTAAATTCATCTAAAGGACAACTAAAACTCGATACAACCTCTGTAATTGATTCTGATTTAAAATCAAAGGTAGTAGAGATTCTTAAAGGAAATGATTCCAAACCTAACAAGTGGAAAAACATTAGACAAGCAGTTGCTGATTCTCGTACACAAGATTTTACAGAACTTTATACATTCTTATATGAAAAAGTAGATGAGTATGGTGGTTCAAATACATCTAATATAATTCTAATTTTATCAGAATCACAACACAAAGATTCATTAGTAGTAGATAAAGAAATTACATTTATGAGTTGTATAATTCAAATAGTAGGAATTTTATGATATACTTTTTTGGAGATAGTTTTACTTGGGGACAGGGATTATATTTTGAAAAATGGCACGAAGAAGGAATTAAAAGTGATATGATGAAAAAACATATGCCTGATAGATTTCCTCAAGAGTGTTTATCATATGATGATAATAAAATTAGAAAAGAAAGACATTTTCCAAACCTAGTTGCAAAACATTTTGATAGAGATTATATTACAGATTGGCATAACGGTGGAACTAATTATAGTGTTTTAAGATTTTTAGGATTGACTACAGGTTCACCAATACAAGATATTACAGTTTTTCAGTTCACATCTCCATTAAGAATGCATCATCCACTTATTCCACCACCAACTCCAAAAGGTTGGCCAGATACTATACCAACTAGAAAAGAATTACCCTTGGATGTAATGAATGATATTGAAACATCTTATCACAATGATAATGTTGGTAGTTGGATTAAAAAAATGAAAAATTTAACTGATAGACAAGAAGATAAAGATGTAGTAGAAATTTATAAATTAGCATATGAACAGGCATGGTTAGTAGATTATATTGCACCACATTGTTCAAACAATGGTACTACATGGATTGGATTTGGATGGTGGCCAGAAACAGGTGAAATATTAAAAGAATTTTTTCCACAACATTATGTTCCTTTATACTACAAAGGTAAGGAATATTTTGGTTTTGAATCTCTTCTTGAATTAGATAACTTAAAATTAAAAAATAAATTTGAATGTCCTGATGAACATTTATCATCAGAAGGACATGAAGTTATTGCGAAATCAATAATAAAAAAAATAGAAACAGAAGGCCTATTTGATAATAATAGGATAAAATCACTTAAATTAATATAATGGCAAAAATTATAGGAATGAATAATGGTGGTGGAAATACACCTCCACCTCAACAACCAAAGATAGATTTATCTAAGGCAACAGAAATGAAATGTCAAGAATGTGAAGGTACTGTGTTTATACCAGGTACTAAGTTCTTGAAGATTTCAAAAATGATAACAGGTACTCCACAAGATGCAATCATACCGGTAGAATTATATCTATGTGGGGATTGTGGTGAAATCAATAAAGAGTTATTACCAAAGGAATTACAGAATAATGGCTAAATCTTTATTTGACCACATAAAGGCAGTAACACAATTTCAAGACCCAAAGTATTGGGATAAACTTGAGGATGATGATAAGAAAACTTGGAGTAACTATATGGTACATCGTTTCTTATCTATGAATCCTGATTGGATAGAAGTTCTTTCAGAGATACAACCATATACACAAGTTTTAGAACCTAAACAATTATATCTTGCTCTTATTGGTATATTACCAAAGGGTAGATATTATTTGAAATATACAAAAGGAAAGAAATCGGAAAAATATGAATCTTGGTTAGTTGATTTACTAATTAATGAATTTATGTGTTCAACAAAAGAAGCGGAAGATTATTGTGAAATACTATATTCAACCAAAGAAGGAAAAGAAAATATAAAATATATTTGTGAGAAATATGGTATTGATAAAAAACAAATAACTAAACTTAAGTTAAAGATATGAAAATTACTCAATTAATAACAATAGTAATACCATCATATAATGAAGAAAAGTATATCTATAACACTTTATGGAAAATATCAAGACAAAGATTCCTTGGTAGTTTAGAAGTTATTATAGCTGATGGTGATTCTACTGATGATACACTTAAATTTATAAAAAAGGCCTCTGAAGATTTCAAAAACTTATCAATTAAAGTTATAAAAGGGGGTAAGGTTGGTTATGGTAGAAATCAAGGAGCTAAAATAGTAACAACTCCTTATATTATTTTTATGGATGCGGATTCTATTCTTATAGAACAAGATATACTAATGGAATCACTAAAGTACTTAGAAACACACGAAATAATATCAGTAAAACAAAAATCAATAACATCAGAAGATATAAAATCAACGTACACTTACAAAATATTAGATTGGATTAGAAAAATAATGCCAATCACATTTTGTACAGGTTGTTTCTTTTTAATATCAAAAGATAAATTTGATAAATTAGGAGGGTTTGATGAAACATTACAAAACTCAGAAGATTTTTGGTTAAGTAAAAAGGTTAAAACCTCTAAGTTTAAAATATTAGATAAACACATTGGCCAAGATAATAGAAGATTTTTAAAAATTGGATATTGGGGATTCTTAAAACTTAATATTTTAAATTATATAAACTTTTGGAATATTAAATGGTTTAAACAAGATGTTGGTTATTGGAATTAAATCACTTTTTGCTTGGATTTCTCATTTATTTTTCGTATATTTACATAGTAAATAAAACAT